AGACGGTAACATATTTTGTAAGTTATTGCCACACAAGGGACAGAAGTTTGCAACAGGAGGTAAGAAAGCACCACAACTGCCACACTTATTTTGTGTCATAGTAAACTGCGGTTGTGGTCGATCGTTGTTTAAATCATTAGTGTTAAAGGCAGCCTCCATTTCCTTTTCAGCCATAGCGGAAATACGCTTAGCTTCCATAGGAAATCCCGACTGCTTAAGTAAAACTGCTAACGATAGCAAACTACTTGGTGTTTTCATCCTGTGAATCTTTCTGCATGGGTTCAGAAATTCGATATTTTAATCTATGGGTAATTTCTTGCTTTTTAAATCTTTGAAAAAGTTGTTTACCTGTCTCTGTCGCCAATACTCCCACAGAAGAAGCGTGAAACAGATTAAGGGATAAAGCTTTTTGCAAAGGAGCAGACAGTCTAACTTCATGAGGTAATGAAGTATCCAAAGCCAAACCTTCATGTTTACTAACTACAAATTCAGCAATCTCTTCTAACTCGGAACGAGTAAATTCAATTTGACCGAATCTAAATTTTTCTTCAACGTATTCAAGTATTGGTTCTTGCATAATATTACCTTTTAAATTTTTAACTTTCGAGTTTTTTAATGTCAGCAATTAAAGCCTTAATGCCTTTTAAAGTGTAGTCCGTAACTACAGGTACTTTTTTAGGATTATTTGAGTCGTATATACCTAAAGAAAGAATTGATTTTACTTTAGGGTGTAAGTCTACCCTCAACTGAATTGCGTAAAGATTGTCAGTTCTAACACCTATTAAAGTAGCATTGTATTCCATACCCGGTGTTGGTGTATAATAAAGTATTGATGTGCTAGATCCTTCTTCTACTGTAAGGCCAGTACCCAAAGAAAGAAATTGACCCCATTTATTATCAGGGATATTAGCTTTTACTTCCTTAGACTCCTCTTTGGATTTCCATTCCTTATCGACATCTTCGAAGAACTTTTTCTTGTCAGATTCAGATAATTCAGCAGGAGATTTAACGCCGTACTTAGCTAGCTTTTCTTGGAAGTATTCGTCATAAGCTATGTTTGATTTTACAGTTATTGTCTGCCCAAGTTTTAAATTGCTTAGTTTCATACTAGATAAACCTACTTTCATTTGGTGTTTCGTCTTTAATACTTATAGCCAAGTCTCTAATCATTTTGGCTACTTTAGCCACTTCTTTTTTATCTTTGCCATAGATACCGATGTAAGAGGCATAGTCTTTTTCAGGTTTTCTTTTTCCAGTAGAGTACTTACCAGAGATAGGATCATTGTCTGTATGAATTTTTATGGTTTTACCTTGCCAAATCCACGCTAAAGAATGCGAGCCAAATTTAGGTTTTTCAGTATGATAATTAAAACCAATAAAATCTAAAATCTTTTTCCAGTCATCGGCTTTAATATTAGTAAGGTCAAAACCCCATTTGGCGTCTGATGCTGCTTTTATCAATAGGCTCTGGCCTAGTTTTAAGTTACTTAGTTTCATTTTTTAATTTCCTTAAATTCAGAACAGCCATGAGTTGTTCTTTTAAATTTTTTAACTTGACCTTTACCATATTCTTTTTCTATTTCTTTTTTGCAAGGCTCTATATACTTACATTTAGCGCATTTTGATTGCTTATTAATCTCAAGGAAAGAAGGGCAGATTTTCTCTTTCACACCCTTACAACCATTGTATCTATACCAACATCTCTTACAGCTTTTTTCTATAGGGAAATAACCAGCAAGCCAAGCACTTTTCTCACCTAGCTTCTGCTCATAATACCAAAGGGACAATCCAATTGCATCGCATTCATGCTCATTGAAATCGTCCCTGAGTATTACCTCCATAACATTTTCACTGTAGTTACGGAGATAACTATTTTTCCATTCAGCAGGTATAATCAAATAAGTTTTAACAGGGGATGTAGCGGCTATCAAGCCAAGCATAATTGATACGCACTCAATCTGCTTACCACTGTTAAATTGTCTCATTTGAAATCTCTCAGCTAGGACAACTGAGTCTTCTGATAGCTTACTAAACAGAACTTTACATTCTCTAATAAACTTTCTTTTTTGTCTATTAAATTGCTCGGTAAGCTCTGAAATAGGATTTTGCATCATTCCGCATTCAACCAGTGCTCCTGCTTCGGTTATAGCCCAAGCGGTTGAACGTAATCCCATGTCGAATGCTAGAATGCGCATTTTATGTCCTAATACTGAAAATTAAATTATCTGTCGTCGTAATCTTTGATAGGGTCTTTATTTGCGATTGGTGTCATACTTACTAATAATGCTGCGATTGCCTTTTTTGTTGCCGCAATACAAGCTTTTACTTCAGGATCTTTTTTGGCGAAATCAAAATCTAAATTCCTTGGAGAAAAGAGTTCGCCATTCAGGAAGGAGACCCAGTATACATTGTTCCATTCACTGTATGCATGAAAATTTGAAGATTCGCAGGAGTAGCTTATTGCTGCGGATACAATTTCTTTTATATCAGGAGCTGGAGTATCTTCCGTTTCTAACTTTTTAGCGTAAGCTTTAGCTACTTTAGCCAATGCGTTTTCAAGAGGCTTTATGTACTTCGCACCAAATAGTTTAATATTTTGTGAGCTAGCCATGGAAGATGGACAGTTTGGGATAGGATCTTTTGCTATGTAAGAGAGGCAAGGATCTGCTAATACCAAGGCAGAAAATAACTTAACATTTCCATTAGGCTCGTCGTCGAACGAAGGACCACCCCTGCCAGTCTTACCAAGAGTGATAGTCTGGCCCACTTTTAGTTTGCTTAGATTCATTTCACTTTCCTTAGAATTTAGTTACTTCCACGGGGTCTACTGTTACTGTGTTATTTCAACGTACCGTCTTGGATTGCTTTCCAATTATCTTTCAGGTATTTAACGGCAGGCTTAACAAGAGCAGTACGAACTGCTTCATGCTTAAGATTGTTTGAATCTGAAAAGTCAAGAACATCTAGATCTTTTTGTTTTTCAGTAAGATCTTTTGCCAATTGCAGAAAATCTGAGTCAGAAGGTTGTCCTTTCCACTCTTTCATGAGTATGTCATCCTTCATAAACTTTTTAATTTCATTTTTAAACTCCGGGCTTTTCGCAATTTTCTCACCTGCCTCTTTAACTTTTGGGTGACTTTCCGCTACGGGAGTTTGCTTTTTTACTTTTTCTACCTGTTTTGCTCTGTGTCTACCCTCATGCACTGAAACAGGTTTTCTCAATTCCTTTATTTTAGCTTTCTCTTGAGGAGACATGTGATCGAGGACATCCGTGATATTATCTATTTTCGGTTGTCCTGGTTTCCTTGCCAATTTAGAATATTTATCAATCATTTTTGCCTCAAAATCATTATAATCCTTCTGAACTTTGGCTGAGTCTTCTTTTACTTTTTCTGGAGATCTTCTTTCATTACTTGGCTCCTCGGACTCAAAATCTTGCACTGTTTTTTTAGTAGCTGGGTGAAGTTTCTTGTAGGTTTCAAATCTCTTTTTAGCATCCGCTTGGATGTAGATTGTCTGGCCCAATTTTAGTTTGCTTAAATTCATTTTTTAAATTCCTTTTGGATGTAGATTGTCTGGCCCAATTTTAGTTTGCTTAAATTCATTTTTTAAATTCCTTATTTAGCCTTAGGAGCAGCCTTACGGAAAGGATCTCCATCTGGTTTATTGCTAAACAAAGTAGAAGCTTTGTTGATGAAAGGATTTTTCTGTGCTTTAGGTACTGAGTAATCAGCCAAGCCGTAGTAGTCTTTCAGCATTTGCTTATCTTTGTCAGCCAAGTCAGCAGGCATAGTCAAAACTTCAACTTTGTCACCTTCAGCGGAAACAACGTGGAATATTTTTTTCTCATTCAATTTTGCGATTAACTTTTTCATTATGTTCTCCTTAATTAATTTCTAAATTTATAACCAGCTAAACCTTTACCTTTGGCGATCTCATTTAATTTTAACCATTCTTTTCCGTAGTTTTCTTTCCATAACTTATTTGACTCTTCTTTAGAGGCTGTAGGGTGATCTTTTTCTAGAGCCTTTATTGCTTCTTCTCGTTTATTTTGTAATTCTTTTACTGTCTTTTTGGCATAGTCCAACCTTGATTTAATTTTAGGAAAATCAATTTCATTGAACCCACTAAAACTAGTTAGATCTCTCCCATAGGCATAAGCATGAAAAGGATTGCTAAAATAGTAAGTGAATTTTATTTCCAGTTTACTATTTTTGGATTTTTTAGCAATATCAACAGATGGATTATAGGCTTCTTCAAAACCTTTGCGAGATAAAAAATTATTAACATCTACGACTAATTCCCCAATATCTTTTTTATTAGGTACTAGTTCAACAGGAAAGTTAAAAGTAAAAATAGCTTTGTAGGCATAACCTCCTGCACCACTGTTATGTTCTGTTACAAAGGCACTGGTTAAGGATTTTTCAATATTGTTTTTTAGGAGTTTAGCGTAGTCCTGCACTTTAGCTTTAACAACTAAAGACTGACCTATTTTTAAGTTTCTTAGATTCATTTTACGCTGCCTTATTTGCTTCTGGGTATTTACCCATCTCAATCTGTATAATACCTTTAACTAGACTGCTCATATTTGTATATGCTACGCCAGATCTTTCCTCTGTTTTAGTAGGAGGAGTATTAGCGTAAATCAATGTTATTGTGGCAGACACTTTAGGGTAGGTCTTAACACAAATAATAATTTCGTAATAACAATTACCTTTTAATTGCACTCGAAATATTGGACCCAAGTTTGAGCTATCGAATAACACATCATTCTTTAACAATAGTAAGTTAGTTTTATTAGCTAAAAATTTACCAAAGTACCCAACTGTATCAGCAGTAACTACTTCTTTGGTATTTGCTAATACGGTGATACTCTCGCCAATTTTTAAGTTTTTTAGTGTCATGGTCGTACCAATGTGGAATGTGTAATGTGCGGTTCTAAATAAAATTCATTCTCATTTTCGTAACGACAAGGAGAACACAATCTTATATCTTTTTGTGGTGATTTAAAATCCTTTGCACACTTAAGGCAACAACGGATTTTAGGGGAATAATTAGTAGAGCAGAGTAATAGCTCTTTATGTGATAATGTCTTAGAAATAGCTTTTGATTTTCCAGAAACTTTTTTACGATTACTACGTTTAGTCACTGACTTCTTGGCCATTTACTTTTCCTTATGTACTAAAAACTAATAATACTTCTCCGGCCTTTTTACTTTTAGCTAAATGGGACTTTCTTGCTTGTAGTGTATTTGACTCCACAAGTGTCAGTCTCTCCTGCTCACATACTCTAATCATGTCCTTAGATAGTTTGACAGATGTAACAAAAGCAAAAACTTTTGGGCTACAGGTCAAGCTATTTTGAACCACACTTCTCCACCAAATATTCAACCACTCTTTATACTTAGGGTACAAGGATGTGGAGGTATTTTTACCTGAGTACATCTCCGTAGTAAAATAAGGTGGGCAGGTAAAAATAGCATCATAAGTATTTTTAAGCTTAAAACTTTCTGCCTTACAGTTATACACTTTGCAATTTTTCAACTCAAGATCTTTAATCATGTTCTTTAAGCCCAATACTGTTTGCTTATCAGTATCGGTAGCAGTGTACTCAATCCCACAGGCTGCTGCTCCTAATAACCTATGACCCCAACCTGCACATGGATCATAAATAGACTTAACATTATACTTCTCGACAAAATATTTAACTATCAGGGGGTTGAAGTGGGAGAACCCAATGTGCGCACCACTTATTTTAAATCCAGCTAAATATTGCCTGTTGGTTATTAATTCCTTTGGCTTACCTAAATATTTAACTCTGTTCTCAATTAACTTATTCCTAGTAAAAGGATTGTTCCACAGAGATCTCTCTTTTTTATAAAAATGCTTCTGATAATGCAACACAATACTATTATAAGAAGATACAGGATCTGTAGAGCCATCTTTGTTACTAATGTAGGTTAACTCCTTACCTAAGTACTCTGTCTTTATGTTAATAGGCAATTGTCCTTTGCATAGTAGAAATTTAACCCACTCTTTACCTTGCATGTAATCAGACCACCATAGCTCAAGAAACTGTAAACCATTTCGTTCGGCAGTAGTCCTCTTTAGCCTATCTTTCTCCTTAAAAGTTTCTGAATATTTTGTAACTTCCTTATGCTTAGAAGGGTCGTAGGGTTCTTTTCCGTGAGTGGGATAACCTTGAAATTCTATATAAAGTTTCTCTGACGGCACATAAAAATCACAAATAAATGGGTACTCATCACTCCAATAATGAAGTAATGCTTCGGGATATATTTCCTTAAGCCATTCGTAGATTTCTCTTTCTGAATTGGATGATCCATTATATGGATTGTTTAATAATCTCTCCGTAGCTTTTTCACTTATAATCTTTTTAATCCCCGGATCTTTGGATGGATTATCATGACCATAAGTCTTGACCCAAGTGTGTTTAGTTACTTCAACGGTTCTTTTCCTATCCCTTTTCACTACCTTGTGTCTTGCTAATGCTGCACGTATAGTATCCCGGCTCACACCTATTCTTTTAGCAATTTCACTCTCGCTCAATACATCTTCATTATAACACTTAAGTACCCATTGCATATCAAGAGTATCTAGTATCGGAGTCTTACTCTTTTTTAGCCTATATTTTCTAAGTAATCTGCCAATAAAACAATGTTTAACTTCAAACTTATCTGCTATCTGCTGAATTGATAAACACTCTTTTACATGCAGAGTTTTTAAAACCTCTTTGGTAATTCCCTTTTCCTTTGCTATCCTCTTAACTTTTTCATCAAAAGGTTCTTTGGGTATTCTCTCTTTTTTCTTTCTTTTATTTGCCGATAAACCAAACTTGCTAATTATTCTACTTCCTGCGGCCTTAGCATGAACTCCAGTGTATCCTAAACTCTCCGCTATTTGTACGCAATTAAGACCTTCAGCTAATAACTTTTTAACTTGCGCCTTTGTAACATTATCAAAAGGATCTTTTCTTTTAAATGAATCAAAGTCATGCTTTCCATGCTTAGATTCCCACAATGTTTTAACTTCTAACCTTTGTTCGCCTTTAAGTACTGACCTAACAAAAGTGGAAGTAACTCCATATTGTTTAGCAAGAGCTTCAGAACTCATCCCTTTAAGATAGAAGCCATTTAATAAGTCAATCAATAAATTATCTGAATACTTATATTTAGTTTTACGCATAAAGCTATTTTACAATAAATAAAGTAAAAAGGGAGTGGGTGAGCATCCCCACCCAGCTCCCGGACTAGGTACTTAAATTACACTTATACGTTACGAGTAGCGCGTACTACACCGCGAGTATTGATAACTTGAACAGAACGTAAACGGCTCAAGAACCAACCACGCCAAGGCTCACCTTGAGAATATCCCTTAATAGGCTCAGCCACTTCTTCACCACGTTTAGTCATACCACCCAACTCAGCAGGTTGAGCTAACATGTAAACTTCGCCACGTTCCAACACTTTCAAATGTTGGTCACGGTAGCCGTCAGTTACAATGTTAACGCCCAAGATTGAACCTAGGTAACCATCCAAAATCAATTGGTGTTTAGTTACTTGGTCAAAGAAGTTTTGCCATTCAGCATCAGCAACGATGTTGTTCCAGATGTCCAAAGAAATCAACATAGCAGAAGGAGAAAGACCCCATTCACTGATGTTAGTTTTCATTTCTTGCATTACAGCAGGAGAGAAAATACCAAAGTACATTGGATCATTTTCTACGCCAGAAGATGCAATCATAGATTGACGCAAAACTCGGTCTTCAATAACCATTGATTGCTCAAGGCCTTCACCGAATTTTTTCTCAAGAATATCCATAGGATTTTGAGCAATTTCTTTGTCTTCAATACGAATGTTCACGTTAACGTAAAATTCATCAGGGTAGAAATAACCTTGACGGATTACAGAGGGAACAACGAAAGTAGGAGAAACGGCGTGAATACCAGAAGTTTGTTTCTGGCTAACAGGCCAACGAGCGATTTCACCTGCACCTAGGTTTTTGCTAGCTAAGAAATTAGCAGCGAAACCGTCACGGTCTCCGGCAGTACGAATTTCTTCGGCAAGTACTTCACCCAAAGCCATGAAATCAGAACCTTGTCGGCGATCGTTAAGACCAGCAATTACAAGATTTTTTTCTGCTTCAAGACGAGCGCGTACAGGCAAGTTTGATTTTTTTTCTTCTACGATTTCACCTGATTGGCGCATTGCAGACAACAGACGAACTGCTGCTTGCAAATCTTTTTTATCGTAAGCATTTACTTCATCGTTACTAGCGATGAGTTTTTCTTTTGAACCAGGACGAGTTACGTTCTTTACAGACTCACCAGTAGAGGCAAGTACGAAAGACTTCCTGGAGGCATTTTTTAAATAAGGATTAGTCATTATAGTCTCCTGAGAATTTTTAATTAATGTTTCTTAAACCAACTTTTCAACACCTAGTACTAGATATTAAATTCCAACCCGAGGTACGGCTGCCCGATACTTGGAGTTTCAATCACTTTCATAAGAGCTGACAAGTCAGTTCCAGATCCACCAATGGTAATCAAACCGCCAGCAAGAGTTTTCAAAGTACCAGTTGAGTAGTCCTTAGAAACATCGTATTGGTCAGTATAGATAATACCTTTACCAGCCAACAAACCAACTTGTTTAAACGCAGCAGAAGCGTTAATGTTGTTGATATGACCTTCGAAATATTTTTGCTTAGCTTCAGCTACAGTCAAATCACGTTTATAGTGAATTTCAACAGTAGTACCAGCTTGAGCTACGTTAAAGGTAAATACGCCTGCGCCAGTGAAACTAAATTCACCTGCGTTAGAAGCAACACCCAAAGTCAAACCAGGGATGAAAGCTTGACCAGAAACTAAACCAGTTTGGCCTACATCAATGGTGTAAGGGGAAGTTGCAGGAACTACGAAAGATTTAATGATAACTTCTTGACTAGGAGTCAAAAAAGTCATGCTAGAAAATCCAGCAATTTTTTCAGAACCTAAGCCACTAGCAGGAAGTACAACTTCTTTACCAGAAACAAGCTCTTGAATTAACAGTAAACCCTCTTGAGAGATGGAAGTAGCTGCCTTCACATCTTTAGTAAGAGGGAAATCTGAATAGGTTTTTTCACGATTATACATTCTAATCTCCTCTTGAATTGATTAATTATTTTTTTAAGATTTTTCTGAAATCTTCTTTACGATTTAAGTACTCTTGAGAAACAACTGATTTTCCGCCCAACATAGAGGCGTAAGTTTCATTTGCTTCTTTCTCTTCTTCTTCTTGCTCTTCTGGTTCTTCAACAGGGATAATGTCACTCTCACCAATCACCTTTTTTAACTCGGCCAAAGTCTCAACAGGTGAATCAAGGTATTCTGTAGCTTTTTCCAGAACTGCGGCGAAGAATGGAGCTGCGCCCTTTTCAAAGGCTGCTTCGATAACGTCTATAGGATTTTTAACCTTAGCTGCAACCAAAACTTCGTATAATGCTGCTTTTAAATAATGCTTATCTTTATTAACTATGTTTTTATTCATACCAGCTAGAACCATTGCGATTCTATCAGCAAAATCATTGCGCAAAGTAGCAGCTAATTCAGCATACTTCTTATCGAATTGATCCTTAACACTTGCACTAATTTTTTCTTGCATGTTTTTGTCGGTCAATTCATTCACAAAGATTTCAGCGTTTACGCCTGTGAGAACTTCTTTAACGCCACATTTAATCATAGCGTCTACGATGTTCATTGGGAATTTTTCAGTGCTGAAATAGTTTTTCAATTCATGTGGCTTTTCTTGCTTACTAGCAGAGATTTTAGCAACAGGAACTAAACCGTTAGCAGTTCTAGCCATGAAAATGTAGGAAGCTTTTAAGTAATCATCTTCACTTTCAGCTTCGTTTTCTTCTTTACCATCGTCGAAAATCATCAAAGCATCTTCAGCAGATTCAACTTTAATGTCGTCAAGATTAGCTAGAGGTTCGTATTTCAAAGCTTCACTTTCTTGAATAGGTTCGCCAGCTAATTTATCAGAAACTTCGTCAGCATCTTCAACGATGTCGTCTTTATCTTCTGGTTCGATAGCGTCAGAAGATTCAACACCTTCTAAGTTTTCGTCCATAGGAGTTTCTTCGTTTTCCGCTTTAACTTCCTTTTCTAAGTTTTCTTCGGATTCATTCTTTTGACCGTCTTCTAACTCGTCTTCCTGCTCTTGAGCAGCTTTAACAATAAAGCCTTTAACTACGCGAGTAACTTGAGCAGCTAAACCTTTTTCTTGAAGATCTTTAACTTCCTTTTCAGCTTCTTCCTCAGAAAGAATTTTTTCTTCTTCCTCTTCAGCCTTAGGCTCTTCTTTTTCTTCGTCTTCTAAAGGAGCTTCAGCTTTAACGATAAAACCTTTTGCTACGCGAGTTACACAAGCGGTTAAACCTTTAGACTGAATATCTTTGATTTCTTTTTCTGCATCTTCTTCACACATTACTTTTTCACTAACTTCTTCCTCAGCCTTAGGTTCTTCTTTTTTCTCTTCAAGAGGAGCCTCAGCCTTAACAATAAATCCACCTTTAACTTGGTTGATTTCAGCTTTTTTACCAGCTTTAATCAAAAGGGCAAGAATCTTGTTAGCTTGAGCTAGGGAAAGAATTTCTTCGGTAGGAATAGGTGCCAAAGGAAGTTCCTCAGGTTGACTGCGAGGATCTGTTACGCCTTGTTCATAAGCCATACCTTCTTGGCTTTCAGCAAGAATGTCTTCAGTTTTAAGTGGGGCTAAAGGCAATTCGTCTGGTTGGCTAAGAGGCTCTTTAACACCAAGGTCTTCATTTTCAGCGCGAACTACGAAACCGCTTTCAACGCGAGTAATGCGAACGTTTCTACCTTTTGAAGTGAAGTGACCTGCCAATACTTTTGCAGTAGCTTCGTCAACGATGTCGATTTCTTCTTCCTCTTCATCATTAACTTCTTCGTTAGCTTTAACGATATATTTTTTACCCTTAGATTGGATAGTAGCTTTAATACCATGTTTGGTAAGAATGGCGGCAGCTTTAATAGCTGAATCTTCGTCAGCATATTCAGCAGGTTCACCTTCTTGTTCGTCTTCAACTTCTTCAAGTAAGTCATCAATCGCCAAGTCTTCGTTAGCAACTGCTTCTTCTTGTTTTTCAGAAGCTTCATTAGCTTTAGCCTTAGCTTGTTCTTTTTCTTCAAGCTCTTTAGCCATAGCAGCTTCCTGCTCTTCTTTTTTCTCTTCGAGCAATTTGTCTTCTTCAGCTTTAATATCTTCTAGCTCTTTTTCCATTTCTTCTGCCAATGCTTTATCAGCAGGCTCAGCACTAGCTTTCAACTGAGCGATAATGTCTTTAAGTGATTCTCGTTTTTTGGCCTTTACGGACATTGAATTTTTCTCCTCGGTTATCATTGCTTTTAGGCTTGAGTGTAATTCCGACATTTCAGAACCACAGTGAGTACAATAAACATGGTCAACGCCATCTAAGTTATCGAGGGAACTTACTGTTTCTTTGCCACAATCTTTACAAGGCTCAATGAGAGTCGAGTAAATAGATTTTTTCAAAGATTGGTAAATTACATCGGGAGTTAGAGTGACTCTTTTGCCTTCTTTAGCGTCACATCCACAGTAAGGGCAATGACATGCATCAGCGGTAATCATGCTAGGCTTAGCGCAAGCCGAACATTCCAATGAGGCATAACTAGCTCCACCGTCAGGAGGATAACCAAAGTAGTAAGCATAAGGATGGCCAGGTCTGTACGCAGCAGGTTTTAGTCGGGGGTCAATGTACTGATAACCACTCATTACAAACGTCCTTAGCAATAATTAATACTATTAATGAAGCGAACCAATCTTTTCAACAATAGGCTGTTCTTCGCTTCCACGGTATCGCCGTCAGCTTTCGAGCGAACTAATACGCAAAATAATGCATATATAATATATATTTTGCATAGAGCGTCATGCTATTTGAGAGTATAATGCAGCGTGTTATAAAATTAAGGATATTGCAAAGGATCTAAGTCAGTGAAGGGTACTTGCCTAATTTCGACAAAGTCACCTACACTGAAAATTGGATTCATGTATTTTTTGCAATTATAAACAGACAAAAGGCCGCTTAAAAGATACTCAGCGACCTCAGGGGAAGAGGCATTTACATAAAACTCTCGTTCTGTATAAACTATTAGGTAGGTGTTCAATTCAGCCTTTTGTGTCATAGTCCCTCGTGTGTAAACGGTTGGGATAATATTGTACGCTAAGGTGATTAATTCTTTTCGGCAATCAAGTTAATGTTAACAGGGTGAGGCTCATTACCATAATAAGCTTCCTCTAAAGTATGAATTTTTAAATTTGGTACATTACTAAGTAGGGATAGTAAAGAAGGAATATCAAAAATATCTTTGTGTACCTGATGTAATCCTCTATACTGCCAATAATTATGATAATCTCCATGAGTATAGCGAAACACCTCACTCAGATTAAATTTTGGGTAGATTATGCCAGGAGCATCGGCTAAGTAGGCTTGTGCGATTGCTCGAAAATTTGGAATCCAGTTTATTACAAGTTTTCCTTGGGGTTTTAAAACTCGTGCCCATTCTGTTAGTGCAGGTATTTGTTGGTGTCTCCATAAATGCTCAAACACTGCATCCATGCGAATTTCATCTGCATAGTTGTCTTCAAAAGGAAGTTTAGTAATATCACATACAATATCTGGCTTATCAGACTCAACAACATCAATGTTTGTGTACCCCTCTAAGTGGACGGGTCCGCAGCCTAAATTTAATTTAATCATTTTAGATCCCTATAGCTAAAACAGAGGAGTGTATTCTATTGCTTTTACAATTTTGGTATCTTTTATTCGAGTCTTTGCCATTTCAAAGTACTTTTTATCTTTCTCTATGCCTATAAAATTCCTGTTTAAATTTTTACAAGCAACACCTGTTGACCCACTGCCCATTGTAAAGTCAAGCACAGTCTCATTTTCAAGGGTGTAAGTCTTAATTAAGTATTCAAGCAAAGGCACCGGCTTTTGAGTGGGGTGCTTTTTTATGCGATTATTTACAGTTTTAAACTCCAAGATAGTATTTGGGTTTATACTTGTTTTAAATTTTTTTCCTTGCATTTTTTTAACATCTAAAGCTATGTGATGCTCTGAGTTAGTACCACCTTTTTGCTTGTATCCCTTCCTTGCATGGCTCCTGACCATGGCAGACTTAGTTTCGTTTGGCTGCTTAAAATAAATTCCACATTTTCTATAAAAAATAGAAATTAATTCGTGCTTTCTCATAGGTTGGTATTTGGATAGGGAAATACCTGTTTGTACGTTTTTTACCCAGACCCAGTCATACTTGAAGTACTTAATCTGGCTCATTCTTAAGTGGGAGCTAAATGGTTCACTACCAAACAACGTGACTACACCTTCAGGTTTTAAGACTCTCCAAATCTGCTCCCACATTGGACCAAAAGGTATTACAGTATCCCACTTACACGCTGTAGTCCCATAGGGCGGGTCAGTCAAAATGAAGTCAACAGAGTGATCTGGTATTCTGTTTAGCATACTCAAGCAATCACCCCTAAGTAATCTTACTTTTGACATGTAATATCCTTCGTATTAATTTGGTATGATAGGTATGGATGACCCAAAATTTATAATAAGGGCAATCATAATAAAGGAGAAGAAAAGCAGAATGTCAGGTGCAGAATCACCGGGTAAACTAAATGAAAAAGAATCCAGTTTGCTTATAAAAAATAATAATGTTACTACCAATACCAAAGTAAAAATAATGAACATAAAGATTCCTACTGTTTTTTAACAGTGACTTGATAATGTGGTTTATTATCTCTGTACCCATCATTCTCTGGTATAAACAGGTACTTACCTTTTCCAGACCACTGCAATTCAAAAGAAGCATTTAAAACTTCTCTTTTCAGCAGGGTACACAATAGTATAGCGTGTCTAATAGTTTTAAAATTGGCATTTCCCTGTTTGGCTAAACTACCAGTACCGGGTAGAGAAAAATGCTTATACTTTGTCGCATCAAGTAGCACAGGATCACTGTGTAGCAATTGTTGCTTAGGTACTTTACTTGCCAACTTTTGAGTCTTTCTTTTTAGCTTTTGTAGGTCCATTGCTTAATAACACCTCGTAAGTATAAGTGTTAGGAGATAATACAAAATACCACTTTCCGTCTAAATGTACGGCGCGGTAAGTTCCGGCAGTTTCCCAAATAACTTGGAAATTTTTACCGTGTACGCTATAGACTAGACTCTCGAAATCAAGAGCCTGAGATCTACTAGAAAAGGTGGCATGGCAAGAGTTCTCATCATTAACCAATTTAATTTTATCACTCAGTATCTCAAAAGAAATAGCATCTTTTATTTTCGCTATATCGCGGTTGACTCTACAAAGATTGTCCTGACAGGCACTAAGCCTTTTGTTCAATACCGCTAAAAAAGGTCCCCTAAAGTTGTTCTTAAATTTCTTTCTTTGGTTTGTTAACTCAATAACAGCGTCTTTAAGTTTTTTACTTTTGTCTTTAGCGTTTTTAAGATCTTCTCTTAATTTTTCTTTATGAGTCCTACTAGCCATAATACTTCTTCCTAATATATGATAAATTATTTCCACACTGACACGGAGTCATTTACTGAAATCACCAGGGACTCCTCAAAATCATTTGCGTCAGGAGTTACTACTCTGTCAATAGATACAGAGTGAGCATGAGCGCATAGGGATTCTTGTTCCCTTGCGATGCAAACAAATGCACTATCAGGTAAGTTTTGCAAAGACTTCTTAATATCGCCAACTGTCAAATATTTAGTTGTGAAAGTTAGGGAGCGCATGAAATTAATTTTTACCTGGTTCAAGAGTAAGAAGACCTTTGTTTTTGTAATTACGAAGAGTACGATCTGTTACTCGTAATGTTCTTGCAGTCTTGCTCATGTTACCGCTGCATTTAATCGCAGTACGCTTAACAAACTCCATTTGAAGTTCTAGCATACTCATACCTATGAATTGGTCTAATGCGGAAAAATCTTTTTTATCAGTCATATAATCACCCTTATCAATAAAATGGCAGTGGCGGTGGATTTAAACCACCTTTCATTTTTGATTTCACATTCAACGATGTTAATTACTCACCGCATCCAGGTAACTAGCCCACTAGTATATCCTCAAAAATAATTTCAACCTTTCGGCACCACCGTGTAACTTAATATTTCTTTACAAATTCCTTTTATTACTTCACTACTGTCTGAATTTGCTAACTCCTCAAACTTTTTTAGAATAGCTCCTGATTTATCATCTTCTATGTGCATTTGTAGACCTAATATAGCTCCCTCCCTAACTACAGAGTGAGGGCTATTTAGGTAAGGAAATAGTATTATTTTAGCTCCTAGTACATTCAACTCCTTGCTTATTTCCTCAAGCTTTAGAGATAAGTCATAAGGGTCTTTAATGACTCCGAGATCGTAACCTAAGAAAAATTTATTAGACAAGGATAACTCGCAAGATAGCATTAGAGTTTAGTGTTAGCAAAGAAGTGGTAAATATACAAAAGGATTTAAACTCGCATCCATCATCAAGTGATTTATTTACATGGTCCTTCTCCGTGTCATAACTTAGGTAGCCTAGTGCGGAAGGCTCTGCCAAGAAAATAATTTCATCCGGTTTTAAACACTTATGTTCTTTATTTCTATAACCGTCAGTGTACAAAGCCAAACCAAATAGGGAGCCAACAAAGCAATTCTCAATACCATTTTCAGGTACTTTGAAATTTTTGTCAGAGTTTATTAAACTCTCAAATTCTGGATTAGCGCATATATCATTCCAGACACTAATAGGTAGTAAAGCTGTACAAGGTTTTAGCGACTTAGAAGAAAAGGTTGTAATAGCCTTCATGAAAAGAGAAGGCGTGATCCTACTGGAGTGCATTATGGTTTGAGAAGCTGAAGATCTTAAATTTTCTAGTAATACTTTATCCCAGTTAAATACATCATTTAAGCCACTAGCATACGCTTTGGAAATTTCATCTTCTGCGTTTAGAGAGAACTTGTCAATGTGTATTCCAAAAAACACATGAGAAACAAGAGTACTAGTGTCTATCTTGCTAATACTGTCCTTAGACGGAGTTACTAAATTAAACATGAAGGTCTTTTTCGTATCCTCAGTTAATTGCGTGGCTAACACTTCTAATGCATTTCTAATTACTTGTTCCATAATACACTCCTCTAAATACTGTTATATTTTTACAAAAATTTAATTTCGTCTTCAGATCCTACAACTATCTCATTTTCTATATGAACAACATTAGGATCCTTGACAACATAAATAGTAGCCTTCCCGTTGTCGAGGGATTTATCCTTATATTTTACAATTGGGTGTTTTTCATAGTATAGATCAAAATCTGTTTGTATAGAATCCAGTATCTCTTCATAATTTTCCAGTGTAACAAAGGATTCCTCATTAAGAAGGATATTTCTTACATTTGCAAAGGCATTAGTGGCCGATCCTCTACCGGAAATTATATCAGATACTTCGTCCACTAAGTGATTTTTAGAGATTTTATCTAAAGAAATTTTGTGTTCCTTAAATACAGATGAAATTGTTTCCATTATCCAAGAAGTACCAGACTTAGTTGTTGCATCAAAAATATTACCGGACTTAAGGGAACAAACATATATTGAACCACTAGAGCCAGCATAGTCACGAGCCATTTTATAGGAGGTAGTTAGGTAGATTCCTGCTCCCTCAGTAGGACTATCAAATCTCCTAATAGACATATCGAATTTTTTAATCCCTCTCTTTGGTGATCCATGATATAGCAAAGGAAGTGCTATAATGCTATGACCTAATTTAAGGTTAGAGAGATTCATGTTTCATTCCCGAATTAGATTTAACTATTATTCTACCTTTAACTTTGCAGGCAGATTTTACTTCGAGTACTGTGAAATTTTTCTTGTTAGTATGACAATAAAAATTTCCTCCAACTTTTTGAGGTGCTCCCTCTAAAGAAGTTAGGTTATTTTTGAAACATCCAAAATCTCCACCTACTTCCTTAGGCCCACCTTTTAGGGAAGTTAGCTTATTATCAGAACATAAAAAAGATCCTTTAACAATTTTAGGAGATCCTGAAAGGGAAGTCAGATTATTGTTAAAAAGATAAAAATCCCCACCTACAAAATCGGGACCACCATTCAAAGAAGTTAACTTGTTTCTCATACAGTAGAAATCACCACCTATACTTTTAATTTTGAAAGGTAGGCTACCTAATCCTAGGTCTGCTAAGTCAAGATCTCCTTTAACTTCTACTCCATTAGGCCATTTATCTTTAATTTCATTCAATGTATAGACTTTTCCATCTAGCTTAAAGACAGGTGGTTTGTTTGTATTGGCGGTTTCTAACGTAGACTTATAACTGGGAGTCTTAACAAGAAAAGTTTGGCCTACTTTAAGATTAGAGAGATTCATAGAATTTTTTCACTTTAAAGAATAAGTCATTTGGTAATTTAGGTCTAAATATAAGATCGTAGTCATGCTTTTCTATTTCTTCTTTGGTGTGTGTTTTTAGATGATCCAGTACATACGAGGTAGAAATATTCTTATCGCAAATCTCACAAGAAAAGTAGTCTCTACCTTTGCTTGGCTTAGCCATCATTTTTGTCTGGGACGGAGATATATAAACCGAGTCAAAGTTAGAGTCAGTCTTTCCTATTAATTTAGTTTGGCCTATCTTTAGGTTACTTAAATTCATACATAGAACTCCTCTGTTATATTAAACGAATATGTGAGTGCTGACTTCGCATACAGCTCTAACTTCTTTTTCGGTGAATTTCTTTTTGTTTTCTGAACAATTAAAATAATAACCAACCTTTTGCGGTGCCCATTTGAGCGAGGTTAAGTTATTGTAGGAGCATATAAAGCTTCCACCGACTGACTTGGGTGCTCCCTCTAAGGAGAGTAAGTTAGACTCAAAACAGTTGAAATCCCCGCCGACCTCTTCTGGTCCGTCTTGTAAGGATGCCATGTTATTATTACAGCAATAAAAATTTCCTCCAACACTTTTAATTTTAAAAGGAAGTTTGGTTAGACCTAATCCTGACAAGTTTAAATCACCTTTAACTACTACTCCGTCTGGCCATTTTTTCTTGATTTCTTCTAAGCTGTACTGCTCACCATCTATAGTAAAAAGACCTACAAAAGTAACCAGACACACAGAAAGGCTTGATTTTACCATTAGTATATTGGGTCTCATAATACTTACTCCTAGAATGCTTCTTGATATATTTGTTGTGAAGGAAGGCTTATGCCTGTTAAAACTTTGGACTTACTATTGTCTAAACATATTGCGTAGACGCCTCTTTCATCCGTAAATTCTTTTGAACCCCAATGAGCATTATGCCCAAATAATTGAAGTTTAGACCTACGACTAGGGAATTGTCTGCTCCATAATATGTGATTGCCATGCTCGTATAGACCGTCATCATTCAACGCAATTTTCCAGTCAAACAGGTCCCCATTGATAGATCCATGAGTGACAACAAAATCATAGGTCTCATAGTACAAGGGTAAAGACTCTAGCCAGTCAATATGTTCTTTTGGGATTTTTTCTCTTTTTATTTTCCCCATAACAATGGCATCATAGGACTCAAGTGTTTGTTTTCCACCATTGTACAGCCAAGCGTGGTCGCCAGGTCCATTGGAGTATTTAGCCCGGTAGCTAATTCCATTTTTATAAAAATCTATCATCATATCTTCATGATTACCACGAAGAGCTTTGATGTTATTTGCAATTGCCCATTCTATAACCTGTCGAGATTTAGGACCTCTATCCATTAAATCACCAACTAGTAAAATCTCATCTTTGGGCATTTTTTCTACTAAACGAAGCAGGCTATCAAACTGCCCGCCAATGTCACCGATAATATTCATAGTACATCCTTAGCTCTATAGAATCTCTTTTTCCTTTTTGCCGTTCTCTCTTAGGTGATATGTCTACATGGTCTGGACCGAAAAATCTATCACATGAAATACACCAGCTCTTGCCTGCTCTCATACCATAAGGTTTTAATCTTCTACGTCTTCTATGATTACAGGCCACACTTACGCATCTTCTTTTGAAAAATCGAATAACCAGATATTAAATTTTTTGTAGATAAAGTACTTTATTTTAACATTAAATCTACAAAAGTAATATCGTAAGCCGCCTAACTTATGATTAGTCACTACCAAAGGAATATAAGGAGAATAAATAAATATATTCCAAGTCTAAAATTTCTTGTTTTTGTATCTTTTCCATACGAATTGCACCCTTTAGAATAAGCGTATAAGTATATTTACATTAATGTTAGTAAGGCTCAATATAGCTTTCAAAGGACTCAGGATCAGAGTCTACTTTACGAAAAACAATGTCACTGGAATCAAATTTAATACCAGGTATTTTCTTCCAAGTAAAACCACCACCTTTTTCATAGATACTATGAGGAACGTCAATGGTAAAAACACCTTCGGAAAACTTAGCAGCAATATACACATGTTGCTCATGACTAGAGCTTACCGATGAACACTCTATGCCTGCTTTGTCTAAAATAGGTAGCATCTTATCAACTATTAAATGGCAAATTCCGCCATAACCTACTTCGGAATCGTAGCCTTTTTCATCCTGCGACCAATCGTCATAAACTTCCTGCGCAGCCTTAGCTAGCTTGGACGACAAGGCTTTTGCTTTGCTAACGCTAGGCAATTTAGCAGCTAATAGTAAGGATTGTCCTATTTTTAGTTTAGATAGATCCATTACATTATTTTACCTTCGGCGGCAAAATCAGCGGGTTCCTCTACGTTTGAATTTTCAATAAAATTTACGCCGATGCAAAGGGAATATTGTAGGTGTCCCATATACTCAGAACCATTACCTTGTGCAGAACAAGGGCAAGGTCTTTGTGAGTTTTTAATTTGACCACAAATAGGGCAGAGAAAACTAGAAGCCAGAGCCCCCATAGAATAGTAGGGTCTTTTACCTGATAAAATATCATGGCATAGTTTTTCGTCTTTGGTCCTGTCCCACCCTTGTAGTAAACGAATTTTATAAATGCCATATTCAGGAATGTACTGCAAAGATGAATGAAAAATTACACCCTTAGCTCTGTCAGGATTTTCGTCAGTATCATTATCATGATCTTTACAACTAGGCTTACCAATAAAAGTTTTGTAGATCATTTTACCAAACTGTCTATCGAAGTATGAGATCTCCTCGAAAGGGAATGCTTGCAAGTTGCGGTTGGGTATATCCACGGTTACGGCGGGTACGTCAGTAATAACGTAATCTCTAATATCAGCGGAGATCTGATAAGTTTCAGCAGCTGCTGGTAGCCAACTAATATCAATGTCTTTATATTGATGATTAGCAAAGGCAAGAACTTGCTTATAAGTATCAGTACCTTTAACCCCACTAGTGTAAGATTCTTTTTTACCTTCTAGTGTTTGATAAGCGATGCAAACGTCAGATTTAACAAAAGTCTTTTTTTCTGAGTCTCTACCAGTTAATATATTGAACATGTAATCTCCTTAGTTTCTTTTGCCAATAATTACAGTTTGCCCTAAACGTAATGAGGATACAACTTGTGAATCCTCAACCTCATCGAGTACTTTATTCAATTCAGATGCGTCGTGAATCAAGTCAATGAAGTCTTCATAAAGAGTAGTAAACACGCTTTTAACTTTTTCCCAAATCTTATTTAGGAATGCTAAAGCTCCAGCGGTCAATTCGACTGAGGATTTTAATTCTTTTATAGTCAATTTTTCAATCTCACTTGTGTTAGCTTTAATCATCTTAGTAATTAAAGCTTTCATATCCTTGTTAACCTTGTCATATAATTTTTCAATTATAGGTTTATACGCGGTCTTTCCATAATCCTGCATTTTTAATTTTATAGTCTTGGTTTTAATTTTAACTAGTAACTCTTGGGCTTCTCCAGCTCTGTCGTATAACTCTTTGCCTAGTTTTTCTTCAATATAATTTTTAAGACCTTCTTGCTTTTTGGTTATAAGCTCCATTTTTTCAATTTGCTTATTTAGTTCTTTTTGAAGCATTAGAAACTCTTCAACTTTACGAGCAACGACTTTATCTTCCACAATAACTGCGCTCTCGATAGTCTTCAGCTTTTTGTAATAGTCTGGATCTTCTGTCAAATGATCCATTGATATTTCTTTTGCTATTTCAGGGTCGTCAGTATGCTCCAGCTCAATTTTGATCCCTTCTTTCAATTTTTCAGAGTCAAAGTCTTTAGGGTTCTTTTTATCAGCTAACCCACCTGGTAATTTATCATTCCATTCCATATTTTTCTCCTAGTTCTTGCTTAAAATGCGTTCAATGCGGGTTTCCAGACGCTCAATATCTTTTTTATTGACCTTCCCGAATAACTCAGCGTTAAGTACCTTTTCATGCTGTTCTTGCACAGTTGACTCAAGATCTCTTAAGTCCTTTTTCAACTCGTCAGAGTTCTTAGTTTGATTTTCAAAATTAAGAGACAATAGTTCAACTGCTGATCTCAAGTGGGCAATAGAGTCCCCAAAAGAGTCTAAACGAGTAAGGATAGAATCCTGTTGTTTCTTGTACAAGTCTGAAAATCTATCCCAAATAACCTTAACACCAATTATTAAAATTAGAATAGATAAACCACCGCCAGCTACCCAGCCGATAAGCTGAGGTAAAGTTGGTATCTCATTCATTACTCGCCCTTTTACCGTATATGTTTTCTAATGTTAACTATTAATTGTCAGGAGACGTTAAAGCTTCAAGCTCTTCCTCGGTTAAATCAGCAAGGACTCCTTTGCCTTTAGATAAATCACCACTTACAAAGATTGGCTTATCAGCTTCCCCCCAAGGATTTTTTGACTTAGCATTTTGTTGGGCCAATATTTTTCTAGACTCAGAAATACTTAAAGTTGGAATCTCTTGTGTTTCCTGAGCAGACTCCTCTACTATTTCTTCGTCTACTGTAACGTCAATAGGCTCTGGAGTTATTACTTCTTTTTTAGCACCCACTAAAGGCTTAGAATCTACAACATCAATATAAACTCCTGAGGGAAGATTTTTATTGAGCATACTGTACTCTTCCGGGCTTAACGTACACTTGGTCTGCCTAAATAACTTACGGCTAAAAGATTGAGTAGGGGATTTATCAAATTTTAGAAACACTGCAAAGTTATTGCTGTTAACCACGTCAATGTAAGACGTATTAATTACAATGTTGTACTTCTTAACTGTAAGACCAGGAGCTAAATTTTGCAGGTCCAAATATTGTTCCTCATACTCCTTAATAGGCAAAGTTGAGCCGGGTTTAATAACACGAGAGTACGATGCGGAACCATTTTTAAATTGCAAAAAGGCCAAGTTTGAAGAGGTGTTTGAAATACTTAACATGTCTGATCTCCTGATAAAGTTTCTTTTAAATAATGATAATTGTCTTCAAAAATAACATAAGGGTTTATTTCTAAGTCTTTTTGTACTTCTATATCTTTGGCGGACATTAAAATCTTGTAGCAAGACTCCTCGAAATAAGAAGGCTCAAACAAATGAGTCAACGCTTTATATATGAGTGCTTTGTTCGGAACTGACAAAACTTCGCAAAGTGCAAATACTAGCTTATCCGTAATAGGAAAACATACGGAGGGAAATTCAGTCAAGCTTTTAGCTTTCGTTAAAAGGGAAGACCACTTTGAATCCTGAATTACTGGCTTTCCTAAAATAAAAAGGGTAATCTCTTTTAGGGATGTTTTGTACGTAATAATTCCATCTATGCTTTGACCCGAATTACTTTGACAAGTTATGAGATCGTCTGCCGTAACTTTAGATTCCCAATCCTTAATTAAATTCTGTATAAAATCTAAAGGGATGGAATAGTAGGAATCAAAGATATTCGCGGCGAACACAGTCACCTCTGCAAGTAAGGCATCAGATACATAGATATTTCTAGTGTATGATTTTTGTGGTGCATCCATTAGGTTAACCCCGAGTATAAACGATTGCCCATATTTGAGAAATCAGCTCCCAATTTCTTAGCTATGGTAGAAAGCTCCGCATCTGTTAAATTTTTAGGCTTAGTGCTTTGTTGTTTTCTTATAACTGTCAACTCTCTTGCCAGCTTAGACTTATCTAGGTGCTTTTCCATTTGTCCTACAGCAGCTTGAACTGTTGACTCCTCCAAAGGAAACTCAGTCAAATTTAATCTGCGCATAATGAAACGCATAGCTCTCACTTTATAGGTATTCTGAAACCAAGATTTTATTAAATTGTCAACGTACTCAATATCTTTTAAATTATGTAAAACTTCTTGCTTATCTAACATAGCTTTAAGGAACTCTTCAGCTTCACTTCTTCTTAAACCAATAAAAGAATGCTTAGTACCCCATAAAGGTAAGGATTTAACAAACTTGGCCTTGGCAGAAGCCAACACTTTAACAGTTTTATGTGCGAACACTTGCTCGTCTGAAGATCCTACTGACTGTTTCCACTCTTGAATTTGGGAGCGAATGTCTCCATCCTCCGCCATCATATCAGCCCATGATTGAAGGTCAATGCCCCCGGCAGCAGTCCACATACGTAAAGGAATAGGTACACCTTCTTCTTTTACTGTTTTTAATATTTCTAAGTAGCTTTGATCCGCTTCGGGCTTCAATTGTTTAGACCAGTGAATTTTAGGTAGCATTAACTCAGATCTTGGAATATTCTGACCTTCTGTTTTTCCTACTAATCTTAAATCGCTAATAACCTTTTGAGGATCTTGTTTTTCTTCTGGGCGAATAATACGTATACGATTGTCTAATTCATTTTTAGTTGTTTTTCTAAATCCGTAAGCGCGAGCAATGGGAGGAAACAATTGGTCATAGAAGAAGCTTTGAGTAACAGTCTCTCTCATTGTTCTAACATTATCAATAAATACAGATAACGCTTTGTCCATTGTATTGTACGATGCATCCCCCGATAGAAGAGCTTCGTTAACACCCAGAGATTTCATCTTCATGTTATTAATCATCTCAATGTCATCAGATACTTTCCATGCATCCTTACCACCTGTTAAGTAGTTAGCTGAAATACCGGATCTGTGAGCAACAACAGCACCTAGTGGATCTTCGTCAGCTTGAATATAAGAAGACACAATTGCATCAATCTCATTAGGGTCAGCTTCCCATGCGTATTGTCCATCCTGTCCAATAGTGATGTCTAAAATATCTTTTTGGCGGCGTCTACTCATAAGAATAGTACCAGTTATAAGATTTGACTCAAGAACATGCCAAGGAATTACACGAGTTAATATAGATGTACCAATTGAGTCTTTAATGGTAGTTCTACGAGCTAAATAAGCTGTAGTTAGGGGATCAAGTGGTACTTTGGCTCCCATTCTTAACTGCTCAAGGAAAGCAGTTGGCAAAGCTGATAACACCCCCGCATCCCTAGGATCAGCAGAAGCTAACAATCTCTTTTGTGCAGGGGATATTTTCATATCCATTTTAGGTTTAGAGTTGAAAGTAAGGGCGGGTGTTATCTCTAAAAAGTCTGCATCAATAGGCATACAGTCAATCCAACAGCCAGCGTCCTCGTCGAATATCAATCCTGCGGCAACGTGCCCTATTGTTAACATCTCTTGAGTTAATAAAGGCATAAGAGTTGGTATACGTAAATTCTCAAGGGAATCCTGAAAAGGTTTTAGTACAGATTGATCTTTAATACCAACTAGCGAACATTCTGACCACGGTATACTCGAAATCAAATCAACCGTCATCCCACAAATAGAGTCATGCAAATGCATGTTACGCCACAGTTGATGCAAACCAAGTGCATCCTTTGGCATCCACTCTTGGGTAATATTACCAAGAATTAAATTCTGGCTATTGCCTGTAAAGCGATTTACGCTGCCTCCGCCTGTTGGACTACCCGCGTACCCTCCGCCATCGGCAGCAGCTCGTAAGGACTTTTGCCTAACATGCTGCCGAGGAGCTAAGTAAGACCCCTTTAATACATTCCTTTTGAAATTAAATAACACAGGGATACTCCTTAAGCGTAAGGATTTGAAGTTACTATTTTTGGAGAGGCTAGGTTGCACCGTTTGCAGAACCAAGCTGCTCTATTATTGTGAAGTATAGTACTGCCCATGCGAGCATGGCAAACAGGGCAGTTACCGTCACCTTTATGTTGATATGCGTATATAGAAACTTTATTAGAGTCGGATATTAATTTGCGCATCATTTTTTCTTTAAGCTCGGGATCGTTAATATGAGCAACAGATGCTACAATGCTATTTTGCTTACCGTTAGATAATTCTGTTTTAGAGTCCTGTAATAATTTTACTAACAGTTCTTTATCTTTTGACATTTCATTTTTCCTAAGTGGAAGGTAGTAAAGATAAAACTGAAAAGGGAGGTTTTACCCTCCCGAAAAGCTTTTCGGAAAATACTATTTTTTGATAGAACGACCTGTTTTAGCTTTAGATTTAGCAGCAGTTTTTTTAGCTACTTTTTTGGCAGGTTTAGCAATTTTCTTAACTGCTTTCTTTGCCAATTTTGCGCCTGTTTTAGCTTTGCGTTTAACTACGCGTTTAGCTTTAACTGGAGCAGCAACGGGTGTAGATGCCTCAATAATTGGAGTTTCTACCACTGCGATTTTCTTTGTTCTTGCCATTTTAATTTCTCCTAATACAGGATAAGTTATTCGCGCAACTCCCAATGAGTTAACGCATAAAATTATTTTACATTATTTTGAAAACTTACAAAAAACCTCTTGACAGGTTAACCAGATCTACCTTTTGATCTAACAACGCTGGTAGAGTTTGCTCCCCCTTTACCACCTGACCCACCCCTTTGATAGGCTTTA